ATATTAAGTAAACTATTTATTATATGCATTTTCATAAAAAAAGAAAAACATTTTTCAATAAGAGGTCCTATGGTAAAAAAACAAGAAAACTGAATATTGGAGGAAAACCTATTGGAGCAGGAGGATATGGTTGTGTTTTTCGTCCCGCCTTAAAATGCAAAAACAAAGAACGTCCATCCTCCAATAAAGTGTCAAAATTAATGACATCTAAACACAGTGAAGAAGAATACCGCGATATTACAAAATTTAAACCATTGTTGGCTACTATAAAAGACTATAAAAAATATTTTTTAATAGATGGCATTGAACTTTGTCAACCCGATAAGTTAACTGAATCTGATATGATGTCATTTGAAGATATTTGTAGTCGTGCATTTAAAAATGATGGTCTAACAAAAAATAATGTCAATGATAAATTGGATGAATTATTGGTGCTAACCATGCCAGATGGCGGCGTTGATATAGATAAAACCTATAAAGGTAATGATACAAATGAAATGATATTGCGCGCAAACAGTTCTCTCATTCAACTGTTAAATCATGGCATTGTTCCGATGAATAAATTAAACATATATCATTGCGATATAAAAGGGTCTAATATATTGATAGACACTCATGGAGATACTCGCTTAATTGATTGGGGGCTGTCTCAGGAATATAACCCCGAAGATGAAACAAATCAATTCAGCAGAACACTTCAATTTAATGTTCCTTTTTCTGTATTATTGCTCAATTCCATATTTATTAAAATGTATCAATCATTTATTACCCGACAAAAGGGTAAACCTATTTCAAGTAAAGAAGTCTTTCATTTTATAAAAAGCTATATGACATATTTTACAAAAAAACATGGACATGGACATATTAGAACAGTAACTCTTATTTTAAAAAAAATATTTGGTGAACAACTTTACTCTAATTCAACATCATCAAATGAAGATAAAGTAACATATAATTTTATTTATACATACCTAACAAAAATAGTTATGGAATATACGAAAGAAAATCAGTTTTTAAAAAAAGAATTTCTTGAAAGATTATTTTTACCTACCGTTGATATTTGGGGATTTATTATATCATATGTAGATTTATTGTCTGTTCCCGTGGAACGCGGCATTTTTTCTCAATTAAAACATATATTTACAACTTATTTATACGAAAATCCAACAACTCCTATAAATGTTGATAATCTTACGCGAGATCTCAAAAAACTAATTCCAACAACTTCTTATTCCATTACTGATTCTGTTGCGTATAGCAATACAAGCGGGCGTATAAGTCAAAAAAATAAAAGGGTTTCTCGCCGATCTTCGCGAAAAATAAAATATTCTTAAAATATATGAAACTTGAATTACTTATTTTAGGCGTTACTGCATTTCTAATCTATAATTCATACAATGGTGGAAAATATACAAAAATGTTAATGGCCTGGAAAAAATATTACCAAATGATATTTTTTGCCATATTAGGACTTGGATTCTATTTGATGATAAAAAGGAGCCCTGAACAGGGAAAACAAGTTTTAATGCACGCAAATAATTTTGTGAAATATATGCCATTTGATCGCTCATCAATGAACATATTGAACCCTTTATTTGATTTCACTTCTACAAACTCGTCAGGATTCATGGAGGGATTTGATCAAGGATCAAACGATCCCGGCCATCCAGCAGTTCATATGTTTACTCCTCCTGGAGAGAGAAAATTACTTCAATCTGGTAAAAATGGAAGCAAGCGCTCCGTAAGCGAAACAAAGAAAAAATATGTGGCTTCCAACCAGAATTGGAGATGCGCTCATTGCAATGAACAATTAAATGCTTGGTTTGAAGTAGATCATAAAACAAGATTAGCAGATGCAGGAGATAACAGTGTAACTAATTTAGAGGCACTTTGTAGAGAGTGTCACGGGAAAAAAACAGCCATGGAAAACATGTAAATTCTGCAGGGCCCTCCCTTTATATCAGAAAACATACAGTCTTTATAAATCTCTCGGACTCCCAGTTATTTTATCCCGTAAGACATTGCCTTCAGTAAATGATTTAGAAAAATAAAATATATATTCTGTTTAGATATAGATGTGCGTTTTTTACACCTTTTCTCATTTAAAACGCCCATTTTATAGAGCAAAAAAATAAGAAAGTGTAAAATCAATAGTAGGAATTTCACCTACGATGGTCTAACTTTTTCCTCTTCATTTTGAGTATTTGAAGAGGTGAAAGACGAAATTTGAAAACATAATGGTCGTTCTTGTTTTTCAATCCAACACTTTGTTAAATTCATTATGTTTATTGATGAATTCGCATCTCGTGTTCTAAATACGGTTTGTTTGACTTGAGGTCTCACGCAGTTAGAACAAACTAAAAGACGGAACTGTTTCTCTCCATTTTTATGTCTGTAGTAATCTAAGTTGTTATAACATTCACAGCATTTCTTACTTGTATTACATTCATTTATGGTTATTGTGTCGTATTTCTTATGAATTTGTTTTCTTAATCCCTTATTCATTGTAGGCATAAAATGTTTCATTTGTGTACTTCTACTCCAATTTCCATAACCAATAAGAATATTGTCTCCAAAAGTTTCTTTGATTTTATTCAGGAAATTATCCATGCTTTTCTTACCATAACTATATTGGCGAAATTTCATTTTCCTCCAAGTTTCTCGTTGATAAAATTCAATTACTTTCTTATTCAACTTATCCTTTTCTACCAAATAGGACTTAAACTTTTCATAATTCACAGATTTACTATTTTCGGTAGAAAGTGTTGTTTCACACTCATTTATTTTATTTTTATTCTTTTCCTCTAACAAAATGCGTTGATTACATTTTGCTTTACTTTCTATTTTTCTTTGAGGTGCTGTATATTGTAGTTTCTTCCCATTACTATCCATCATATAAACTAATGAACGCTTTCCTGGGTCGCAACCCACTATATTTCTTGGTTTCAATTCATCTAATTGTTCCTTTGATAAATCCTCAATATTATAGAAATCTTGTTCGGGCAAAGTAGGCACTTTACTGCCCCATTTTTTATCTTTCAAATCTTTACGAATGAAAAGCAAACAACAGGAAATACCATCTGTTTGGATTTGGTGGTGAAATTGGTAATGTTTATTTTTGAATACTTTATGGTTTAAGTTCAAAAATCCATTCCAAATATCATGTTGGTTATCTTTGATGTTTTTCAACAATTCACCCTTCTTTATTTTATTCCCATCCTTATCTTTTTCAGGACAGAATAAACTTACCAAACAAGCAGTGTCTAAAATAATATGTTTTGGAATAATATTATTTCGTAACGGTAAGGGTTGAAATAATTTACTTTCTTGTGTTTCCAATACAGTGTTCATATACAACATTCCTTTCAAATAAGAAAATGGTCTGACTTTCACATCATAATGAATTGACTTCTTGATATCCTTTGGAAAAATATGAAGTAAATGAGTGAGTTTCCAATCATTAAACAATTCATTTGTTTCTGTTTCCAATTCTAATACCTGTTTCTTGAATTGAAACAAGGTTGCTTTATCCTCTGTTATTTCGGTAGTTGTTTTATTGATAAAGCGTAAGAGGTGTTGAATAAAATGCTCTTGTGCGTTATTGGATAAAGAAGTATGAACTTGCGTAGCCAAATAAGGAAGCATAAAAGTAGTATTTTTCAAATTAGTTTTTTCATGGTTCAATAAAGGTTGGTATTCGGTTATGTAAAACTTATCTAACTTCTCTAATAATTCCGTATCAGCGCTTTTCTTACCTCTATTATCACGAACACCTAATACTTTGATACAATAAAGAATAAAAGTATCATCTATTTCAGGTAACGATAATTGGTTAGAATAACAATGTAAAATATACAATCGGATAAACTGGTAGGAATGTATCATCAAATCATTCATTTCAAAAACCAAATTATTTATTTCAGGTTGTATCTCATTACGGTTCAAAAGAACAGATTTGAGTGTGGTTTTGATGGTTTGAAAAGATGCTTTTTCATTATGCCTAAATGTTTTGAAATCGTCTTTCAACTTTTTCTTTTTTACCATTCTATATTTTATACAGAGATTTTATTTAAGTGAGTTTTGACGAAAAAAATTACTTATGCCTAAATATTTTCAACCACAGAATTTTTGTCTTTGTCTTTTCTTTTCAAGTAAGCAGTTTTATTATATTCTTTCTTTTTATCAGGTGTAACAACGTAAGAATAGTTAGTTTTTTCTTTATAATCCTTTACCTTTGATA